TACATAAGTTGCCATATTTATTTCCTATATTAAGCCACCTCTTCCCATTCTGGAGTTTGGTCTGCATTTATATTAGCATAATTTGGTGTTTGTGTATCATCTATAATACTCCAAACCAAAACATTTGTTACAAAACCTGTTGCTGAAAGACCTGTAACACTTATATTTGCTTTAGCTGTTATGGTAACAGAACCTACACTTCCTGTAGCACTAACACCATCAATATTAAATCTAGCGTTATGATGAACCGTTACCGATCCAACTGCTGAAGTAGCTGAAACCCCTGATATAACAACATTTGCTTCTCCATCTACATCTACGCCAACACTACCTACAGATCCTACAGCTCCTGGTGCATTAGCAACAGCATCACCATTTACACCCACACCTCCAATAGCTGATGTTGCAGATTGTCCTGTTGGTGCTATGTTTGCTTTAGCAACTGTGGATATGGTGCCTAATGCACTTGTTCCAACTTGAGATGAAAGTGTTTGGTTTGCTTTTCCTACAACTGATAGTGTGCCAAGAGCACTTGTAGCAGTTTGCCCTGTTGGAATTACATTAGCTTCTGCGTCTGTAGATATAGATCCTATTGCTGAAGTTCCAGCAACACCAGATACATTAACGCTTACTGAAACTGAGGCAGGTTGACCCCAAGGCCCTGCTCCCCAGGTAGAACGACCCCAGCCAGCCATTTATTAAGCTATTCTTATAATAGCTGTACTTGCTGCTGCTGCTGGGAAGACAATAGTGAAATCACCTGCTGTAGATGTTTTATCTCCACCAAAGTCTATAGTAGCTACAGATTTATCACTATTTGTATCATTATAGATCAGACAACCTCTAGCTGTTACTGTAGCTGTGCCAAATGTTAAGTCAGCAAAATCAGTAAATCCTGTAGTGCCACCGCTTGTTGGTGCAACTTTAGTTAAAGCTGATCCACCTGCTGTGTAGTTAGTACCACTTACTTCTTGTGAAGTTGAGTATGCAGTTGTAGTCGCTCCCATGGTGGCAGAACTTGTATAGAGAGCAAGTTTAAAAGCATTACCATTTGTTGCAAAATTGTGCGTTGCTGTTAATAGTTCTGTTTTAAAACTTGTAGTTAATGTTGATGTAATGGCCATATTAAATACCTTTAATTATTTTTGCTATATCTTCACTTCCTTGACCAGATAAATCCTGTATCAAAGTTGCTTTGTAAGATTTTAACGCATTTTTTATATAAATCAAACATACCTTGTAAATCATATCTCTATAGGCTCTAGCTTGTTCTTTAATATATGGATCTTCACTATCACTTGTACTTACTATTTTTTCTGTTAATCTCTCTGCCCAAAACTCTGGAGGATGACCACCATAATTAGATGTTTTTGCCTCTATGACCCCTAATCCAGGCATACCTGCTGGTGTTATTTCATTCATTTATACTAGACTCTATATAATTTTTTGGATTTATAATTTCTACATAACCTTCTGTTTCAATAACCACTCTAGCTCCACAAGGTAACAAAGGTTTATCATTCCCTCCATATTTTACAGTTGATTCTCCAAAAATTTTAACCTCATGGCAATATGTGTTTGTTTTTCCTTCTTTAACTGTAATAACTGGCTCATTGGTATTATTTTTTTTATTAGAGCGAATTTTATGTTGATTTACATGAATATATTTTTTTACCATTTGTTTGGCTCTGGTGGTTTTAGGTGTGAATCATTACGATCTATTAATATAGGTTCTTGTGTTTTTCTAGTAATTTCAAGATTATTAATTTTTTCAACTTTTAAACCATTTTCATCCGCCATTACTACCAAAGGATTAGCTAATCTATGATAACCGTATAGTTTTTGTTCTGCTGGTACGTCTGTATCAAGTAAGCCAGATGTGTGTGCTACTTCTACTTGCATACCTGCTGATATACATTTACTTAACCAAAACTCAGTACAACCTCTTCCTGCTTCTGCAAAATGTAAATTGCCTTTATATGAAAAATCAACACCAAACATTTTTAAAACTGATACTTCATTCCATAATGCAAAGGCTATAGCATAAGCAACTGTATTGTTTAAGTAATAACAGTTTAGGTCTTGAATTACCTCTTCTACAGGATATTCAACTAAACCAGGGCATCTGTCATCTAATTCACAAGTATAAATAGGTCCTTCATGTTCTTGAAGCATATTTTTCATGCTTTCAGTTTGTCCACCTGCATCTTCTGTATCTAAGAACCTAGATGCAGGATCCATCATAAATACTCTATCATGATAAATTACTGTACCTACACCATTGATTGCCCACACTTCATCAAAGTGAACACCATGTGATTTTGCTAAATTATAATCAAACCAGCTTTTACCTAGACCAACTATGGCTACTGATTTGCCCTTAAGACTTTCAATTTTTTCCATTAATTTTTAAGATACCGTTGTCCTCAAAGAATCATAACGGTATTCATCTCTCCTTCCGCGAGCTTCAGCAAGGTTTTTAAGCCTTGTTATTTCAAGTAAAAAGCGTTGCTCGTATTGCTGTTGCATATCGCTTTCACCCTTTAAAAAAGTATTAGCCTCTACTAAAGATCCATATAATAAAGCATTTCTAGCATTATTAGAAATCCATGTGCCTGTAGTGTCTGTAACTAATGAATTAGGTTTAAATAAGTAATGTAATTCTACGCTGTAGTCAGAATCGGGCACAGGGCTTACAATCAACGTAGAGCCATTATCAGAGGCTGTAGATAATTGTTTATCAAAATCTGCATAATACAAAGGCTGACCTCTAGCTGTAGTATCTGTGGGATCAACGCTAAATTCCCTCATAAAGGTTGGGTGTTTTTTATCTAAATACTTATAATCACCACTGCTATCTATGACTGCAAGAGAAAAGCTCATTTGAAAATCTGTAGGAGCTGTTAAGTATGTATTACCAGTAGTCAAAGTACCAGTTACGTTTTTACGAAAAAAATCAAATTGTATAAGCTCAAATATTCTTTCTTCTGCATTTTTAATAAAATCATCTAGTGTGGCTACAAAAGTAGTTTCAGAATTTTCTACATAGTTTTGTATTAATGTTTTAAGCTCTGCTAATGTCATGATATAACTATTGTAACCTCGCCAACACCACCTGTCATCTTCTCAACTGTAAAGTTTGTTGGTAAAGTAGATGGATTTAAAAAATCTGGTTTAAAGTTATTTGACTGCACAACAACAACAAAACCTTCTCCCTCTTCTTCATCATTGTTTGGTCTTGGTTTATATAAAGCTTCTGGATCTGCTGTAGCAGTTAATGGTTCTAATTGTGGATGTTTTGGCTCATAACAGTCTGAACAGGTTTTCAGACCATTCCATTCTTCTTTTAGTTCGTTTAATTTGTATTCAAACCCACATCTATCACATAAAGCTTTAGCAAATTTACCAAGTGCATATGCCATTAATTCATCCTTATATTAGGTCTAATTCTAAATGAAGCTCTATCCTCATCTTGATCAGCAGCTCTACGGAACTCTTCTTCATACAAAGCTTTTAACTGTGGTGTTAATTGTGGGTTTTTCTTTAATGATAAGTAATAAGCTAAACCAGCTACAAAACAAGGGTAAAACCTAAAAGGCATATCCATAGTATTAGTTGCTTTATCTGCATCATCCATTCTTACCAGCTTATTAAAAACCAAAATATCTGTGCTGTTTTCTGGTGCAGGCCACACTTTTAGTGCTGGTGTACTTAATTTATCAAAAAAGAATTGAGAAGGTCTTGCTTTTGTAGTTTTATTAGGAATATTTAGATATTCACTTCTGCTGATACGATTCATGCTTATATCTGTTTGTGTTTGATTTACTGTTCTTCTTACAACCACATCTAAAACATCTATTACATTAGCATTTAAAGAATAACTTGAAGTACCTTCTGTAACAGTTTGTGTATCTTGTTCTATAGTCCATTGGTTTAAACCTCTATTAGCCCATTCGGCAAGCATTAAATTTACGCTACGTATTGCTGTTTTTAGATCATAACCTGTTCTTAGTTCAGCTCCACATCTCTCATATGCTTCTTCAATAAACTCAGTTACGTTGGGTTCAAAATCTGTACTACCTGATAATGCCATTTTTATTTATAAGAGCTTCGTCTTTTATTACAATTTCCAGAAATAACAGAACCACCACTACCATATTTTAATTTTACACCTTTCTTTTTAGCAGCATTTTTTGCCATTGCTATACCTTTAGGGGTGTAATCATAATGCTTATTACCTACTTTTGGCATAAGATTCTCCTTACTTTTTATTAGATTTCTTTGGCCTACCTCTCTTGGCAGGTGTTTTTTTAACTGTTTTGTTAGTTGATGATTTTTTCTTAGGCATATTTAGATAAATACGATCTTCTTTAACAGGCTCATCTGGCCTAACCTTGGCTGCTAACCTGGCTTTTTGTTTTGCTTCCATGTGCTTGTCTTTTTTTGAATGTGCCATTCTTTTCTCCTTAAACTAAAAACTATAGCGAAAATATACACTCTCGCTATAGTTATTTTTAAATATTTCTCAATCCAATGCTAAACATTAATAATTTTTATTAAGAACTAAAATGATTGAATATGTATCACCACTAGAATGTCCAACAGTAGTCAAGTCAATGTCACCAGTAACTCCACTTCCTGCATTATTTGGTATGCCTGTAAATAAATCATAATACTCATCACCTGTGCTATCTGATGGTAAACCAGTTAATAACACATTAGAAGTAGCATCAAATTCTAAATTTACACCCATACCTCTAGTAGCCCAATATATTCTAGCGACTGAAACTGAAGTACAAGACTCTCCTGCACTATTTGTAGTTAGTGCAGAAACGTCTACTTTTTTTACAGCCGATTCACCTGATCCATCTGATACATTAGTGAATTTCATGATAGCAGTTTTTTCACCATCTTGAATGGTTTGAGAAGTTACTGCATCTGCCATAATTTACTCCTTATCTTTCAACTGCTGCTACAACGTAGTCAATAGTCATAGTTTGAGCTGATGCTTCACCATTTTGGATACCAAATGATACAGTTAATTCTTCATCATCAGGTAAGTTGGTAATTGCAACTCCTACTGGATCAGCATTATTGATTGAATAATATACTTTTGAAGCATTTGAATCTATAAACCAAGTGGTTGTGATAAAAGTATCATCTGCCATAGTTGCTACATCTTCTGTAGTAGTAGCACTGTTATCTTTCTCAACTAAGAAATCTAACCCTGCATCACCATCTGCTGAAATAAAGAACACACCATCTGTGGTATCAAGAGGTGTTGTATCTGTTATACCAAGACCCATAACAAAGTCAGATTGGTCTACATCATTTACTTTAAACCTAGCAGAAAAGTATGCATTTTTGCTTGTGCTCAATTTAAAACCTTCGCCTTTTAATTGCAAAAAGTCTAAATCGTTATCTCCAGCAGCATTAGTAAGCAATAAAGCTCCACCTGCTGAAGAAGTAACAGCTTCAGTTGCACTACCAGTACCAGCCTCAGTAGTTGTTATAGTCCAATCACCAGAGTTATAAGTGAAAAAATCATTATGGTACATATAGTACGTTTGATCTGATGGATATGGAACGAACATGGGTTGGTTTTTCTTGTGCTCCGTAGCAACAGTATTACCTGCCCATAATATTAAGTTTTGAAAATGTGGATTAGCCATTATGAACTCCTTTACTTGTATTAATGGAAATCGAATTGATCCTCATTAAGCTAATTAATTTAAAACTATCTTGAGTTTACACCTAGAAATGAAAGTAATCAACAAAAAAAAGGGAGCCGAAGCTCCCTAGAAATTGTAGTTGAGTGAGAAACGCTACAATAAATCGTTCCTTAAGCTCCTTGAGAACCGTAAACGGCTCTAAAGTTAGAATATCCAAAGCTATAACGCTCTCTAGCTTTATATCGCATATTGCCAGTATCGAAATCACCTTCCAATGAAGTTGTCATTGGTGATCTTTCAAAATACTTAAATCCATCAGGACAGTCAGTTTTAATAAACCAAGCATCTGTATCTGTTAGATAGTTATTTACGACATAGCTATCAGGTAGCATACCAGTATTTTTAATAGCATTAATGTCATTGTCAGATGTTCCTACTCTCCCTGGAGATTGTAAGAGTCTGTCAGCAACAAATACTAATTGTGGTGGAATAATGAGCTTCATTCCTTTTAACGCAATGTTAAGACCTTTATCATCCGTAAATGTAGAGATATTAATCAACGCGTCTTCAAGTGAAGTTTCATTAAGGTCCGCCATAGTGGTAGCCCTGTTTGCTAGTGAACCACCTCCGCCTAGTGGATGATCTGTAGCGACAAGCACTTTGCCATCTCCGCCTGTTGTAGAGAACGCATTGTTCAATACAGCAGCAGCTTTGATTTGCTTAGTGTTAGCCATAGATCTTGCTAGTGCTTTAGTGTATCTTGAGCCGAGTCTATCATACAGATTATCCTCAACTGCTTCTTCAGTTAGTGCGAATGCTAAAGCCACTGTTTCGTGGGTATAACGTGAAGTATAACCTTCGTTAGCTGTATCAAATCTGACACCACTACCTTCAGCTTTTACTTCTGCATTACCAAACCCTACGATTAGAGTTTCTTCTTCAAACGCTCTATCAGAAGATTCTGTTTCAAAAATCTCTGTATGTTGAGCTTCGTATCTTGAGTATTCCATACCGAACAAGGCGTTTAAACCTGGCTCTAATTCTTTCGCTAGTTGCGATCTGTTAATTGCCATTATTTATACTCCTGTTGGATCGACATAGAAATGCTCATTAAATTTAACAATCACATTCACGTTAGCTGAACCTGTTGTACTGTTATTTGGGTCGCTTGAAAAGCCCATAATTCTGAACGTAGCAGTTGTAGCTGCTGTTGTTCCAGATAGTTCTAAAGCTGACATCCCTGTTTTCACAGAGCCAGCAGTATAGGAAATATCTGCGTTCAAACCGACATCAGTTTGAGCTGGAGAACCTGCACTTTGAATTTCAAATACAGCATCAGGGTCATCTATTACAAATGCTTTAATATCAGACGATACAGTTCCATCGGGAAAGTAAGAACTAAAAATAGTTTCACCAGAAGAGTTTGTATAAGTACAACCTCTAAATACACCGATAGACTCATCACCAGCAGCAGCAACTAAGATAGTACCTGCGTTGGTCATTTTTACTAAATCGCCAGAAAAAATATTCCCAGAAGCACCTGAGGCAATTGCGTATTCTGTAGTTCCACCATTTTGGACTCCAGAACCTAATTTACCTACAACACGTGCTCCGAAAGGGGCATTCTTGTTAGCCATAATAAGTCACCTTATATTTGTTATTTAAAGTTTAGCGATCAACTACGTTGACCACCGCCAAAAGTTACTTTGCTTGATCTCTGAGGTTTTAACATCGGAGAACTTGGATCTGATTCCTTCATCATATCGTTATCTACAGCATCTTGCTGAGTTTGAGCACGTTTTGCGAAATAGGAGTTTCTCTCTTCACGTGTTTCAATAGGAATCTTAGCCAATAGCAAACCACCCCGTGCAACAACTCCTGAATGTTTGCCTTGTTGTATGGTATCAAAACGATCTTGTTCAGAATCATGCAACTCATCAGATCTTACTAGGTCAAAACCTTCGCTCAATCTTGAAGTTATATTCTTACGATCTTCTTGGCCTACAATTTCGGCTCTAATCCACCTGTAAGTATAACCTTCAGGTGCAGGAGGAGTATCCAACGTAGATGGTGGGCTCCATGGTTTGCGAGCTTCTTTTTTAGCTCGAGTGTCGGCAGAACGTGGTGTTCTGTTTAAATCTTTGTTATCTTTTTCTGTCATAACTATTACCTTTTAACATATTTTGCGTACTCTGTTAAGGGTACGTTTAATCTTTTTGCCATTTGAACTTCTGCTGGCGACAACTTAACTTGTCTTTTTGAGCTAGTATTACCAGCTACTCTGCCTGCCGAAGCCACCTTTTGTTGAGGCTTCGATTTAGCAGAAGACTCTTCAAACTTGTGCGGAAACTCTTTTCGTAATCTTTTATCAACTTCATTGTAGTAGTCATCAGTCTTTGGGTCAAAGCCTTCTTGTACTAACTTTTGATCTATTGAAAAAGCTGCAAGAGTCATAATTTCATCTTCACCAAACCAAGCGTTGTTTTCTACCCATTTTTCTTGTTTTTCATCAAGTTTAGGAGGAGCCTGGTATTGAGGTGCTGGTTGTTGGCCATTTATATTAACTGGTTGCTCTTGCACAGGTTGTTGTAAAGCCATTTTGGAAGTATTTACTTTATTTTCTTCTACGGCTATCTTAGCTAAAACATCTTGTGCTTTTGCTACTTTTTCATAATCTTGCACTTCATGTGCAGATTTTAAAGCAGACATAGCTTGTTGTTTTTGTGATTTTAATCTATTTTCTGCTTCCATTAGATAAGATCTATCTAAGTTAGAACTTTTTGCTTTTAAATGTTGGTTTTCAGCAGCAGTTCTTTTTGCATACTCATAAGCAGATTCTTGTCCTCTTTCTGCTTCTCTAAGCTTTCTTGTAAGATTATTTATTCTTTTTTGTACGTTTTTAGAATAATCTTCAAGTTCTTCTTCTTTTTTTTCTTCTGGAGTATCAGAAACATCTTCTATTTGTTCCTCTGCTTCTTTATCTTCAGACTCCATAGGAATTTTTGTTTTAGGTTTTTCTTCTTCTACAGGCTCTAGTTCAACAATTTCTCCCTCTTCTACTTCTGTTTCTTCTACTGCCTTTGCATTTTCTTCAGCCATTTTTTCTCCTTATACTGCAAGAATATCATCAGGATCTAGTATAGTAGCTATTACTTCATCATCGTTAATGATTCTGCATTCAGACTCATCTCCAAGTTTAAAGCGAGCTCCAGCATACCTGCCTATCAATACCCATTGTTTTTCCTGACACCATGGTTCTGCAAATTTACTTGCGTCTTTATAGCAATCAGGACCCATTTTTACAACATATCCAACTACTGTAGCTAAAGATTCTCTATCTACAGTTGATTGAACAAGGTGTATACCGCCATCTGTAACCGCTTTACCTGCATAAGGAAGTATTAACATCCTCCAACCTGTAGGTTGTGGCATTCGGTCTAAAAAAGATTTTTCTAATAAAGTAGGATCTAGTACCCGTGCAGATTCTTTTACGTATGCAGGGTTTTCTTGTGTTGATTCTGATCCACCATCTTGAGTTGGAGTTTCTACTGTTTTTTGTTTTTTTAAGTCAGATTCTATGGACTTTGCTACATGATCAGGGACTTGTATCTTTGTCATCTTCTTGTATTTTTCCTAGCAGCTCTCTAAAAATATTTTCTGCGTCAGCGAGAGAACTGTACCGCCCACGCAAATATTCGTACTGAGAGAAGTCTTTACACCCTGACAACATAGCGTCTTTGGTGTCTTCTCTTCTGCCTTCAAGTTCTTTTAAAAACTTTTCAGCAAGCCAAATTGATGACATTAATAAATGCCTGAAAACTTGCCACCGAACTCGGCAGCACCCATACCTCTACACTTACCTTTACCCATACCAGGCTTAGCTTTTGTGTCTTTGGAAAAAGTACCAGCTTTAGTTTTTAAAGACACACTGCCTTTCTTACCATAGCTATTTTTATTTTTAAGCACTTTTGGTGTTTTCTGTTGACTTATTTCTGTTCTTTTATACATATGCTGTATTATGTTGTGTCATTTTTAATTTTGCAAGTATTAATTTTTGTTTTGCAGATCTAACATTTTAAAACGTGCTTGTTGCTCAATTCTTGCTCTTGCAGTTTCATCACGTAATTCAGCTATATCTTCCATAGATTCTATTCTTTCTTTATCTACGTTAATTCTTCTTTGAGCATCCATTGCCTTACGTTGCTCTTCTTGTAAAAACTGTTGTTGTTCCATAGATAACTCTTGACCTTTAAGTGCAAGTTCTTGTTTTCTAATTGCTACCAATGGATCTTCATCACTTGGATCTGCAACTTGTTGACTATATTGAGTAATAAGCTCTGCCATAATCGGTGCAGAAAACTGAGCCAATATATCTCCTGCTTGTTGTGCCATCTGTTGTGCTTCTGCTGGACTTGCCTGTTGTGCTTGTTGCTGTAGCTGTTGAAATTGTTGCATCACCTCTGGTGGCATTTGTTGTTCAGCTAAACTATCTGCTTTCATTTGTAAATGTTGCATGATATGTGAATGTATTAAAGCTTGTACTTGTGCGTTCATTTGCACAGGCGGTGTCTGTAATAAAGCCATATGTGTTGCAATATGAGCATCATGGTTCTGTTGACCAAATGCTTGAGCTTGTTGTCCTAGTAAAAGTTTATTATTTTCAAAACCTGACTCTAAAGGACTAGGTTCTGTAGGTGGTGGCGGAGTAAGTATTTGTTCAATATTATCAACACCAATAGCTGAGTACATTCTTTTGTAAGATTCATATATACCAGTAGGGCCATGCACATCAGGATTAGATTGCACTAATGACATCATTTCTTGTGCCATAGCAATACGTTGCGATTGACTAAATATGTCTGGGTTAGAAATTGGGAATATATCAACTCTTTCATCAAAGTCTGTCAGTTTAATTTGTGAGTTGCCACCAGCTATTGCATAAGGATATTCAGGTGGTAAATATTCTTTAAATACTTGAGCTAATAACTTAAATTCTTTTTTCTGTGAATTATGTAATCTTTTATGGATAGCTGATAAAACTTTAGTAGATCTTTCAAGCAAAGCTAATGTAGTGCCTACAGGTGCATTAGGGTTACCTTTACCTGTGTTAATTTCAGCAATAGATGCAAACTTTTTACCACCATCTACTAATATACCTAGTAAATTTAACAATGTGCCACTAGGCTCTTTAAAAGGTAATGGTTGGATAGATTCTCTTAATGATCCACCAGGAGCATCAACATCTCTAAATTCTCCAGGTTGAATTGGAGTATCTTCATCTCTGATTCTAATACCTCTAGTTTTAAATCCAGCAGGTAAGTTAGCGAGAGTACCAGCGTCTATTAACTGTCTTAAAATTGAAGTAGATGCTTTAGATAAGCCACCTATCATATGAGTTAAGCCAAATCCATAGAATCCTAATCCAGGTAAGAATTTAAAGTGAACAAAGTATTCTATTTTATTTTTTAAAGGATCTTGTTCTTGATAGTTTCTACGTATAGATAATATTTCATTAGAATTTGAGTCTATAGTTACTATATACGGCAATTTAACCTCTGTTATTTCGCCATTTTCATCTACATCTTCAAATCCATCTATTTGTAAATTACAATGCACTTCATATAATATTGAAACCTCACCATCATCATATGAAGGCTCCATACCTGACAATTTGTTTATTTCTTCTTTTGCTTCTGAGTAGTTTGATCCCTCTTCACCAGTATCTATTTCAATCTTACGATAAAAACCCAGAGCTTGTAATTTTCTTACTTCATTCTCAGGCATTTTAATTACATTAGTAATTCTAGGACAAGTTTCTAAATCTGTAGTGAAGTAAGGTACGATTAAATCTTCTGGTGCAACAAATTTAGAAACAGCTCTGCCTAAATTTTCATCGTAATAAACTTTCTTAAATGCAGAACCTGCAAGCGGTAAATAAAACAACATTTGATCTAGTTCTTCATCAAACTCTTCCATTACATGAGTAATCTGATAGTTCATAAACTCTTTAACTCTTTGAGCTTGTTCTTCTACAGCACTATCGTAAGAACCAATAACTTGAGTTTTAACAGGGCCACCAGAAGGTAATAGCTCTTTGTAAGCTTGTGCTTGAAAAGAAGTAACGGCTTCACCTAATAACGGATGAATAACTCCAGACGCACCTTCAAAAGGTTCAGACCTTTCATCATCAAACTTCATGCCTAAATATTTAAGGCCATCGGTATAAGTACGTTCCCAATCTTCTCTGGATGATTTGTCTTTTTCTATCCCATCTACAAGCTCGTTAGCGATTTTACCTAAATCACTATCATCCATAGATTCAGCTAAATTTTCATCAAAACCTGTATTTATTTGTTCTTGCATACTAGATTCTAGTATTGCACTGCCATCTTCTTGCATTACAAAATCTTCCATGCCAGCTTCTTCAATAGCAGCAAGTGCTATTTCCATGCCCTCATCTCCTAGGGCTACTTGGTTTTCTTCATTGAGTACGGTTGGATTGATTTCTTTTTCTATTGCCATTAATAATATACCCTTCTAACTGGTGCTTTTTCTTGATCTGAATAGTCATCATCAAGTGAAACTAAGCCGCCCTCTCTAAATCGCATGAGAGCTTGAGTCATAGTATCACATAAATCGTCATTTTTTCCAAAAGGAAACGCAGCACATTCTTCTATCATTTCTTCTGCAAACTTTCTTTCTGGTGCATAAACAAGTTCAGATTCAAAAATAGGTGCAACTGAGTGCATCCTAGTTGACTTATCATGCCCTCTTGTAGGTGAATAATTAACAACAGGTATACCTAATCTACGTAATTCATGCGTAAGTGGCGTACCTGATGCCTTTGCTTCAATCAACGTCATATCGGGTTCCCAATACTTATATTCGTTGTAAGCTATCCGTTTTAACTCTGGAAAGTCCCATCTACCTTTTTGTGCATCTAGTAAAATAATACAATCGGGTGAATCAGGTGTTGGCCTAAATACACCCCATGTTGAAATAGCAGAATAGTCAGCGTTTTCTTTTTTACTAAACGCAGTATCATAACTTTGTATAATATAACTTACAGGTGGTAGAGAATCTCCTTCCCATACATTCCACCATTCACGTTTAATAATAGATCCTTCTTCGGAAGTAGGTGTCTGCATCCACTGAGCATTCCACTTTTGAACAGGCAGTGAAGCCTTTACTTTTTCTAGCTCAGATAGTTCCCAAAATTCAGGCCATAAAGCGTTATTAGTTTCAGGAAAAATAGCAGGAAACTCTACTACCTCCCATTGATCGGCTGCATCTTCTTTTTGTGCGTCTAACAGCTTTGCAGTTAAATCTATAGAACTCCATCTAGTCATAACCAAAATAATGGCTCCACCAGGCTGTAAACGCTGTCTTGGTCCAGATGTGTACCATTCCCAGCAAGATTCTAAGGCACTAGGGCTTAATGCATCTTGTTCTGAGTGTGGATCATCAATAATCAATAAGTCTGCACCACGGCCCGTTATAGCTCCTCCTACGCCTGCTGCAAAGTATTCACCACCTTTGTTAGTTTCCCACCTACCTGCTGACTTTGAATCAGCTTGGAGCTCTACTTTGTCAAAAATACGCTTGTATTCATCAGTATCCATCATGTTTCTTACTTTACGACCAAATCGTACTGCCAGTTCGCCTGTGTGAGTAGTCTGCATAATCTTACGATTTGGTTGCTTACCCATGATCCAAGCAGGGAAATAAGTAGAACAAAACTCTGATTTAGTGTGTCTAGGTGGCATATTGACGATTAATCGGTTAATTTTGCCATTTGCAACGTCTTCTAGCTTTTGTGCAAAGATTTTATGATGTCGGCCACAAATAAACTCAGGCCACATATATTCTACGTAGTTAAGGAAGCTATCTTGGCATTTCTTTTGATTTTTTAATAATTCAAGGCGTTCTTTGAGAACTAGGGTTTCTTTTATTTCTTGGTCAGATAAATGTGCTAAATTCAAAACTCTCTACCAAATCCAATATTTAATTCTGGACTACCTCTGCTAGACAACCCTAAACCTGCGTCTATAAATCCACCTGTTTTTGGATTGTTATACATATAATCTAAGTTAAATTTAACTCTTTTTAACTGATCTACTATAGTTTTTACACCTATCTTTTGATTTTTTCCAACATTTATATCACTAAGCGTATAACTTACATTTCCCATTGCATCACGCCCAGGATACTTAACAGCTCGCACATCAAAAGGACCTTTTGAATATCCATATCTTGCACGGGTATCAACATTTCCTAATTCATCTAAAGTGCTTTGTATATCAATATTACCAAAACGTCCTCTATCTTTATATCTAAAATCTATATCACCACGGAAATCACCGTCATCTGGTTTATATCCAGCAAAATCTACATTAAATTTGTCGCCAGCGTATATATCTTTACCTAATTTTATTCCTTCTTGTGTTTTTTTAATATCTATTGGTAAATTTAAACCTTGTAAAGCACGATCAATTTGTTTTGTTCCAAAAACATCAAGACGTTGTTCTAAATCTGCTTTCGGATCATCAGATTGTAATATATCGATAATTTCATCTTTGTACGGTATTTTAAGAGAATCACGTAATTGTTGTTCAGTTGTATCAACAATACTTTCTTTTATATCTTTGGAAGCATCATAATCTTGATACAACTTATCTAATGTGCCACCTTTAAATACGTTTTCGTAAATGTTAAAACCTAAAATATCTTTTAACTCTGTTTCTATTTCATCTAATTTTGATTGTGATATTTTAGCTAGTTTTTGTTCAGAAAGATTTTCTACAGGTCCACCATCTTTTAAATCATGTTTTTTTCTTAACTCTTTTAATAGCTCAGTATTTAAAGGTTTTTTTCCTTCTGCTTTTAAAATTTCTTCAGCTATTTCATCAGAACTACTGTAAGGTATGCTTTTTCTTATTGCAGCAGCTTCTGCAAGATCATTAGCAGAACCTGGGTCAAATTCTAACTTTTCAGCTTTGAGTAATCTATTGTATTGATTTTTTAAATCTGTAATAGGATCTTTTACTAATTTAATAGTATCTTCGTCAATAATATTGTAAGTTGCAGTTGGTTGAATGTTTTGCAAATCAGCTATAACTTCAGATTCTAGTGCATTGTCACTTAACTCAAACTCTAAATCTTCTGCTAATTGATACCTCCTAGCTACTTCTTCTGTTGCATCACTTCTTGAAATATCTTCTATATCAATACCTTCATACTCTGCCATTTCTTCCATAACTTCATCAATATCAAAGGTATACTGATTTTCTACAAGATCTTCAACATATCGTTGTTTAGCTTTGTTAGGTATTGATGCAAATACAGCAGGTATATAAGCTTTTACTTTTTCTACAGGTATATCGTACTCTAATACGTAAGTATCACGAACCAAATCTCTTTTTTTCAAAGTGCCCTCTTTCAAAGCTTTTTCTTGCAAAAATGTTTTTTCAAATGGATCAGCAAACATATCAGGTGGCATATAATCTTCTGTAGCTTCAACAATATTTTTAGTTTTTTCAGTTAATCCTTGTCCTACAGCATGATGCGGATCTATTGTAGTGCTAACTATACCTTGTTCTGGTGCAAGCTTTGTTCCGCCACCTTCTCCTATATTGAGGTATCTGTAAACTTTGATATTGCCGTTTGTATCAGCGAATTGACGTAAAAAAGCTTGTGAATTTAATGTTAAGCCAGTACCTTCTAAATTTTTAATAAATGGATTAATATCTTCTAAGTACTCTTGAGATTTATTTTTTTTGCTTAAATCTCCACCAACCCAATTTTTAATTTCATCTATATCCTCTGGATTCAAATCAATTTGATTAAATTTTTGTTCATAAGAATATCCTCTATAATTTTGTTGTGTTTTGGTTAATTTTTCATAATCTATCGGTAATCCTTCTAAGTCATACTTGTCTGTTGGCTGTAATTTATTATATGTATCACCTTGAATCCTATACATCTCTTTTTGTATTGGCAAAGATTTTTTTGATTTACCAGCTTTAGCTATTCCAGATAATATGCTAGCTGCTACAACAGGAATTTTAAGACCGCTAGCAATAAGTGGTCCTGCTGCAGGTATGCCATAAGCTGCATCTCCTAAAACACCTAACCCTTGTAATGGTGCAAATAAATACCTATCTATACCGCCTGCTGCTATATTCTCTTTAATGCTTGGCATAGGTTCGCCAGCAAAAGCTTGTTCTAAAGGTACATCTCTACCAGGAAAAGATGGAAACTGTCCAGTAGCATCTACAACACCAGAACCAGGTGCAAAGACAGAAGCAAGATAAGCTACTTGAGCTGGAGTAAGTAATGGGCCTTCTGATTCTCGTTTTTGAGCTGCTGCTATTTGTTCAGCAGATGGATAGAATGGACTTTTGGTAACATCCATATTCTTATCTACCCAATTATCTATTGAAGATAATGGTTCTATAGAACCTACGTCAGGTAGGTCATCATCACCAACAGGTCCACCACCTTTAAATGCGTCTATACCTTTTTCGGCAATAGCTTCTTTTAATTCATCAGTAAATTTTAGATAAGTTCCATCATAAAAAGTATCAGTATTTTCAACTTTAGCTAATGTACCAACTCTATCTTTAGGATTTGGTAACAACTCATTTAAAACTTTTTCAATTTCTTTTAAATTACGATTATAAGTTTCACCAACAATCCTATCTACTGTGTCTTCACCACCCATACCTTCTGAAGCAGCTTGCTCCTTCCCTAAATAAATACCATCAGCTCCTTCTTGATATGATCTTAAAATGCTTGCTCTTACAGGCAATTTACCATAGTGGGTATGTTGTGGCAGTTTACCTTCTTTTATTTTTAAGTATGGATCAGGCATAAAACCTTCTCTTGTTACTTTAGGATTAACTGCATTTTTTATTATTTTTACACCATTAGCTAATTCCATAAACATCTTGTTAGGGTCAGAAACATCATCTAGGTAAGCTTTATAAAGAGCACCTGAATCATCATAGTCTATACCTTTGTAAATCCTATTACCTGCTCTATCTGTTAAATTAAATATATCATTTTTTGATAAATCCAGCTGTTCTGTAAAAGGTTTACCTGTAATACGTTCTATATCTTTTGTTGAAATTTCATACTTTCTTGTACCTAGATCAAGATCTAAACCTGAAAGCTCAACTAGGTCATCTGAAGATGATTTTGGTACATACGTAGAACCTGTTTCTTTAAAACTTTTAGCAGTAGCTGTATTAATCCTGTTTTGTAATTTTGTATACCTAGCTAATTTTTTTTGTATTTCTTTTTGATTTTTTAGATCTAAGTATCCTGAAGGATCTTGATT